CGCCCCCACCCCACCCGCCCGTTCAAGGTTAGACGACCGGCGTGTAGCGGCTGGTGTCGGTGTAGCCCGTGATCGACCCGTGCGCGTTGCGCTGGAACGTCATCAGGTTGAAATAGACCTTGAAGCTGGTCTGGAAGGCGTCGCGGCCGTCGATGAACCGCACGGCGCCCGAGTTCTCGTACTGCACCGGCGACCAGTCGGCCGCGTCCACCCACGCCAGCGACGGCTTGTGGATCATGTAGAACGTCCCGGCCGGGCAGTACTCGTCCGCGATGAGCGGCATGTTGTGGAGCTTGAGGGCCTTGTAGCCGCCGTTCAGCTCCAGCTCCTGCCCGCCCGTCACGTTGAAGCGCCGCTGGCCGAGGAAGCTGGCGATGAACTGCTGCTGCAGGCCGTAGGTGCTGATGGTGAGGAACTCATCCGGGCTCGAGAGCGGACGCTTGCCGGAGCGGGCCCCGACCGTGGCGGCCAGCTTCCAGATGTCCATTTCGTTCGGCTGCGTCGCGTCGTCGGTGTCCGTGCCCGCGACGAAGCGGGTCGCGTTCCACCGCTCGTTGCCCGCCGTGCCGGCGTTGATGCCGTGCAGGGTGTTGAACGACCCGCCCCGGTTCGTGATATTCATCAGGCCGTTGGCGTACTGGTTGTACGCCGTGTCCGACTGCGTCGCGGCCACGATGATGTCGGTGCCGGTCGTGCCCGCAATCGTGGTGGACAGGGTCAGCGTGACGTTGTCGCCGCTGTTCGAGACGGCCGTGACCGTGGCGCGGCCACGCACCGTGGCGCCGGTCGTATCGAGCACCGCGATGTACATGCCCGGGTACAGCCAGAGACCGCCCTGCCCGGTGCCCGTGACGCCGTAGGGCGACGTGGCGACGATGGTGGTCGGCGGGCCGGCCGTGTAGGTGGTCACGATGGCGCGGACGCCGAGGCCGTTGCCGTGCACGTGCTCCTGCATCCCGAGCTGCATGGCGCCGTCGATTTCCTCAGTGATCTTGCTCTTGAGGGACGTGAAGGCGGCCTGCTTGGACTGCGTGCCCATGATCGCGAGGTTGTCGAACTCGCGGGTCACGTAGAAGCGCCGGATGCCGACGTTGCCCTGCACTTCGGTCGTCTCGGAGCTGTTCGGCAGGTAGCCGGCGTCCGAGGCGCCCCAGTTCACGGGCGGGTTGACGACGACGTCGAAGTAGACGTTCTTGCCGCCCCACTTGAGGGAGCGGAGCCCGCCCGGGCCGGCCTTCTTGATCTGCGCGAAGAGGACGGTCGAGATCGGGAACAACTGCTGACGAATGTCGGCATACACGTTCTTCAGGTTGCCCTGCAGCTCGGTATCCGTGATGAGAATCGGGTTGGCAGCCATGAGTCGTTAGATCCTGTTGCTGAGTGTTATTCCTGCCACGAGCGCCCGATGATGAGGGCCTTCGCCTCTTCTCGGGTGCGTGGCTTGGGCGACGGGGGCGGGGCGTCCGGGGCGGCCTTGCCGTTCGGGGCAAGCTGCCGACCCACCGACTGCACCACCTGCTGGGCCCGTCGCTGGGATTGCTGGATGGTCTGTTGCACGCGGGCGTTCTGCTCGGCCGTGACTCGTGCCACGCGGGCCGCTTCCGCCGTCACCCACTCGCGGAAGGGGCCGGCCAAGTAGGCCTTGTACTCAGGGAGCCGCTCGGGCGGGATCACGCCGTTGACCATCAGGGGCAACGTGTCGATGCTGATCCGGCCCATCTTGGCCTCGAGGGAGACCTCCGGGTACCCGCTGATCACTTCGTCCTGCACCGGCTTGAGTTCCTGCTGGAAGTAGGTCTGCACGATCTGCTGCCGCTGGGCCTGCTCGTAGCTGGCGCGGCGGGTCTGCTCCTCGTGCAGCCGTTCCTGCTCGATTCGCGCAAGGCGGGCCTCGGGCGAGTTCATCTGCTCCCACTGGGACCGACGCTCGTAGTAGGTGCTCTCGTCGTTGAGCAGCTCCCGGTTGAGCGCGGCCTGCGCCTCCAGCTCTTGCTGCAAGACCTGCAAGGTCTGCTGCAGCTGCGGGATCTGCTCCCGGAACTGGCGGGCTTCGCTGACGTACTGCTGGCCGGCGACCCCGTCGCGGGCCATGCGCACGAGTTCAGCGGGCGTCTTCAGGTACGTCTTGTCCCCGACCGTGAACTCCAGCTTCACGTCGGGGGCGGGGGTGAACTTCCCGTCGGTGCTGCGGACCACGATGCGCGTGGCCCCGTCGCCAATGACCGCTTCAGCGGGTGGCTCGACGGGCGTGTCGGTCTTCGCCTCGGGGCCTTCGTCAGGGGACGGCACGCTCCCAAGCGGCGCGTCCTCGGACGAGGGAGCGGTCAGCTCCGCGTCCTCCTTCCAGTCGGCGTTGAGGATCTGTTCGCGCACCTCGTCGCGGCGGACGATCTCCGGCGCGGCGGATTCGGTGGGCGCATAGGCCTCGGTGACTACGGTTTCTACGGCGGTCGCGGTGTCGCTCATATCCCCAGAAGGTCAGGCCGTGACTCTATTGCACCG